CTATGGGGCTTTAGGATGGGGTGCAGTACTTTCCTCACAAAAAACCGCTGAACAATTCTTTTCTTTCTAAAAGATTTGGTGGTTTCAGGTATTTTTCGTATATTTGTGTATTATAAACTTTAAATAAATTAAAACTAAATTCGTTATGAACAAAAGTAAATTCGATGGCTTTATCAATCGTTACAACCTTGGAGGTGAGATTGAATCCGTTATGATTAAATCTGATGATAGTAATCTATCTGTAAGAATGATTTCCGATGACAAAACCTTGTTAGGTGATGTTACGGTGGTAGAAAGTGATTTCCCTAATGGTGAATTTGGCATCTACACTACATCTCAATTAAAAGGATTATTGAGTGTATTGGATGAGGCAATTTCAGTTGAGGAAGTAACTGGAGCAGTTAAGTTCTCTGATAAAGGAACTAAGGTACAATATATGTTAGCAGCACCATCGGTGATTCCTGCAGTACCTGATTTGAAAGCATTACCACCATTTGATGTGGAGGTAACATTGAATGATGACTTTATCAATAAATTCATCAAATCAAAAGGTGCATTATCTGATGCAGATACATTCACATTCACTTCTAAGGCTGGAAAATCTGAAATTATTTTAGGTTATTCCTCAATCAACTCAAATAGAATTTCTATTGATGTTGCTACTAATTCAACCGAAGATATCGAACCAATTGCATTTTCTGCAAAGTATTTGAAAGCTATCTTAATGGCTAACAAAGGTTCTAAGACATCTTCGTTAAAAATCTCATCTAAGGGATTATCACATGTATCATTTGTTGATGGTGATTACACTTCGAATTATTACTTAGTTGAAATTAAATAATTAAAAAACGTACTATGAGCTTTTGGGAAACTGAACCACAAAAACCTGTCTTTGACTTTGAATCTGAAAAATCAAAGTTAATAGAAAATATGGACTACCTTATGACAATGAGTGTACAAGAACAAACATTGTATAAGAAGTGGGTAGAATTGCAAGAACCTACAATGATTCAAGCAAAAGCCCAAATAGCATCATACTATGATTCTCAATGGAAACCAACTGATATCAACAATAAGGAGCTAACGATAAAAGAAATTGAATCGTTAGACCCTTACGTTGAGATTGTTGATGACCCAAAGGAATCCACTAAGTGGGCAGCGGTAAGACGTATGATTCACACAATGGATTTTACAGCAAATCCTGGTCGTAATGTAAAGATTAATGTAAAGGATAGAGTGAGTGGAAAACTATTAGGACAAATTTCATTAGCATCTGATGTTACCGCTATGGCAGTTAGAGATAACTTCATTGGTTGGACTAAGGATAATAAGTTTGTTGATGGTAAGTTAAACAACACTACTATCGCTTCTACAATTGTATGTACTCAACCATTAGGTTATAACTTCTTAGGTGGTAAGTTAATAGCTATGATGACAACCACACCGGAGGTTAGAGCATATTGGAAGGAGAAGTATAAGAACGTATTAATTGCAGTGGGTACTACATCTTTGTATGGTATTCACTCTCAATATAATGGTATTCCACTTTTTAAAACACTTGGAGAATCTGCTGGTAAAATCAGTATGAAGCCGGATGATAAATTCTATGACCCGTGGCATCAATGGATTAAAGAAAATCATTCAGAGTGGTATGATGAAAACATTACTAGAGAAAGAGCTCGTAATGGTGCTAATATGGGATATGAAGCTAACGGACCTGTTAGTGGTATCAAACAAAAAATATTAGGAAAGATTTTCAAAGAATGTAGTATTAAAGCAAATGAATACCATCATGGATTTAAGAGAGGTGTATATATGGCTATGATGTATGAAAACGGATGTGAATTCCTTCGTAATGAAATTACCGAAGATAAATTAATCCTTAAGGATAAGTTTAAGCAAGGTAATGAATATATTCAGAAATGGTGGAAGAAACATGCAATCAGTAGATACACAAAACTACATGATGAAGGAAGAATTAAACCTGAACACTTATTCTACATAGATGCTATTGGAATTAGTTGGGAAGAAATGAAAGCTAAATACCTATCAGAAGTAGGAAGATAAAAAATAAAATAATATGGCAAAGGCTAAAAAAACAAAAAAAGAAGAAGTAACAATTGAAGAACAATTAGAACCAATTGGATTATCACAAAAAAAGTATGAAGATTGCGAATGGTGCTTTCAATTTGATGAAGATGAACCACAAATATTTGCTTGGACAGATAATGAATCGGATAAAAATGAAGACCCTAAAGTAATTTTTACAATTACAAATGTTGAGAATTCATACATAACTTTTCAGAATGGAAAGACTGGTAAAGTATTCAAACTATTTGCAAGGGAACTTACTAATGAAGGTATCGAATTGAGAAATAAACAAAAAGAAGCTTTTAAAACTATTGAAAATGCAAGTGAAAATAAAGAGGCTTAAGCCTAATGCAGTAATCCCTACCTACGCTAAAGAAGGTGATGCTGGTATGGATTTAGTAGCAACTGAAATCATCAAAGATACGCCCGAACAAATAACCTATGGTACGGGATTGGCTATGGAAATTAGAGATGGATTTGTGGGATTAGTATTCCCTCGCTCATCAATTCGAAAAACTGGTTTACAATTAAGTAATTCAGTAGGTGTGATTGATAGTGGATATAGAGGTGAACTTCAAGCTACATTTAACAAAGTATTTGGTGGTGACCGTTTTTATGATGAAACAAAAAATACGGAAGATACATCAAATAGCTTCTATAAAGTGGGTGATAGAATTGCACAAATTATTATCATACCATATCCGCAAATTGAATTTGAAGAAGTAGAAGAACTTTCGAATTCAGAAAGAGGTGAAGGTGGTTTTGGTTCAACTGGAAAATAAAAAATTAAAATATGTTTGAATATAAACAAGAAGAAAATAATCACTCACTTTGGGTGGAACGTTATAGACCTAATAAACTTGAAGATTATGTGGGTAATGAACATTTAAAATCAAAAGTAGAAGGTTATTTAGAAAGTGGAGATGTACCACATTTATTACTATACGGAAAAGCTGGTACTGGAAAAACCACATTAGCAAAGTTAATTGTAAATTCCGTAGAATGTGATTATATGATTATTAATGCATCGGATGAAAACAATGCAGATACCGTTCGTAACAAAGTAAAAAACTTTGCTTCATCGATGGGTTTCAAACCATTCAAAATTATTATAATGGATGAGTTTGATTATATGACTCCAAACGCACAAGCAATCTTGCGTAACTTAATGGAAACATTCTCTAAGCATTGTAGATTCATCTTAACTTGTAACTATGTTGAGAAAGTAATTGACCCGATTCAAAGTAGATGTCAATCATTTCAAATTGTTCCTCCAACTAAAAAGGATGTGGCAATTCAAATGAGTAAGATTTTAAAATCTGAAAATATTGAATTTGATGTTAAGGATTTAGTTCCAATCATTGATGCTAGTTATCCTGATATCCGTAAGGTTATCAATACTTGTCAATTAAATTCAAACAAAGGTGTGTTGAAAGTAGATGTTCAAAACCTATTGGAAAATGATTACAAACTTAAAGTAATTGATATCTTAAAATCTAACGATGATAAGAGAAACAAATATATGAAGTTGAGACAGGCTATTATTGATTCTAAAGCAAATGATTTTTCTGACCTATATACAATTCTATATGATAAGGTAGATGAGTATGCTGGTGATAATACATCTGGAGTAATTTTATTATTAGGTGATGGTGTTGCTAAATCAGCAGTTGCAATTGATAAAGAAATTATAGCAGCATCAACATTAATTCAAATTTTAAATACAATATAATATGGCTAACATTTTAGGAGCAGGTGGACAACCAATCGGAGAAAGGGAAGAAGTAAAAATCGAATTAGAAAAGACAGAACCAATTGCGTGTAAGAAATGCGGTGGTGAGATTTTCGTACAAGGTTTTGGATTCCGTAGAATTTCAAAGTTATTAACTGGAAAACCAAAAGATGAAACATTACCAGTAGAATTATTCCTTTGTGGAGATTGTGGTGAAGTTCTTAATGAATTATTACCAGCTGGATTAAAAGTAGAAGAAGCATAATTATGGCGAAAACATTATTTGACCACATTAATGCAATAACACAAGAAAAAAACCCAAAGTATTGGGATATATTAGAAGATGCTGATAAGAAAACATGGAGTAACTATATGATACTCCGTTTTC